GGCCTATGGCAACCAGTGTATGCACATCATCCCAATGTGGAACAAGCGTGGGCTCAGTTACCGATCGGTTCATATTGGCGCGCTCTGGATTGACGTAGACGATCGCGGTGTGATTGATACCACCTTTTACAAGTGGGAGATGACAGCCAAGGCTGCGGTGCAGAAGTGGGGCAAGCAGGCTCCGAAGTCTGTACGCGATTTAGTACAGCGGAATCTTTCGATGACAAAGCTGGAGTTTTTGCATGTTGTCGCACCAAGAAGTTTTATCAGGCAGGAAGTAATTGGGTCAGAGTCGATGCCTTGGGAGTCTTGGGAGATCTCGCTCAAAGATCAAGAGTTCATTCCGATCATGAATCCCATCACGGGAAAACTTGAGCAGTCGGGCGGATACGTCACCAACCCCTACACCTACTCGCGCTTCTCGACCAGTTCCGCAGAGAAGCACGGTCGTGGTCCTTCGATGCTTGTGCAGGGCGCGAACGAGTCGTTGCAGCGTATGATGCGTACTGAACTGCTGTATGGTGAACATGCAGTTGCGCCTCCGTTGCTGGCGCAGAGCAATGACCTGCTTTCGGATGGCACTTCGAATTTGGATCTTCGTGCAGCCGCAGTCAATCCGGGTTGGCTCGACGCACGGGGTGAGCCCCGAGTGAAGGCGCTCGATAACAGATACAACTTCCAGATGAATGAGCTGGTTGCTCAGAAGCAGCGTGACTACATCAACGACGCCCATTTCATCACCCTTTTTCAGATCCTTGTGCAGACCCCAGAGATGACTGCGACTGAAGCACTCATCCGTGCGCAGGAGAAAGGCCAGTTGATTGCTCCGATGGTGGGCCGTCAACAGGGGGAGTGGTTGGGTCCGCAGACCGAGCGCGAGCTATCCCTATTGCCTGAGATTGATATGATGCCTGAGATGCCTGCGGTGCTGGTTGAGGCTGAAGGCGAGTACGAGATAGAGTACGCCAGCGCAGCCACACGGATTCAACGTGAAGAGGAAGTGCAGGGCATCCGGGCTACGTATGTGGATCTTGCGGGCATCGCTGAGATTGATCCCTCAGTGCGCGAGATACTTGATTCACCGGCTGCCGTCAGATTTATCGCGGAGGCAAGAGGCGTCCCGCCCTTCTTGATCCGGACTGAAAAGGATTTTGAAGATATATTGCTTGCTCAAGCCGAGAAGGCTAAAGAACAGGAAGCTATTGCAAACGCCCGTGAGCTTGCGGCGACGGCCAAAGATGCCAAGGCAGGCGGGATCGACGTACAAGAACAGCTAGGAATGTAAGAGCATGGTTGAGAATGTAGCGGTTAGCGTAGATCGCGATACCGGGATGCAGAGTCAGCAGATTCGTCGAAGGTCTTTTCGAAGAGTGCTCGACCCTGATCCTGATGAAACAGCAACACCCGAAGACCGTAAGCGTGTGATGAACGAGCTTCGGGAAGTCTGTTTCTATGACAGGTCGTTCGATGTCAAGATGGGGTCGCAGGATGTTGGTTATCAAATAGCTGGCATGGAAGGTAAACGAAGCGTGTTCCTTCTGATTCAAGATGCTATTCGCATGTCGCGAAATGTGGATCGGAAAGAGCCCGCAGAAAACTCGATAGCGAGAGTGGAGTAGGAGCATGATGTATGGGTCGATTTACCAGTCCGCAGATGCGGGAATGGACGGAAGCGCGGGCGGCGGCGGTGCTGGGGGAGAAGCCGGAGAAGCCGGAGCTGGAGAAGTTGCTAGCAAAGGTGGTAGTGCTGGAGGTGGTGGTACTGGCTCTGATGCTCTTTTTGCCGGTGGAGATGGTGGTGGCGGCGGCGATGTTGGTGGCGTTGATAATCTTCGTGCCACTCCCGAGTGGGCCTCAACTTTCGAGAGCGTCGAAACAAAGAACTTCATCGCCAAGAAAGGCTGGCAGTCTCCCGATGCGCTGGTGGAATCGTACCGGCAACTAGAGTCCACGGTAGGCGTTCCTGAAGGTCAGATCCTTCGTATGAAGCCGGTCGAAGATCGGGACGCTTGGCATGGAGCCGATGGCATCTATGCGAAGCTGGGTCGGCCTGATTCTCCAGAGGGTTACGACTTCACGCAGATTGAGATTGGCGAAGGTGTGGACATCACCGAGGCCTATCGAAAATTTGCTTTTGAGCAGGGCAATTCGAAATCCCAAGCTGAGGAGTCTGTGAAGTGGTTCACGGAAAACGTGCAGGCTGCGGAGCGCGCTGCGGATCTGAGCAAGCAGGCCACACAGACCAAGCAACTCGAGGCTACCAAGATTGAGTGGGGCTCGGATTGGGATGTGAACGTGGCGACGGCTCGGCAGGGTATGGCGGCGCTCGGGCTTGACAAAGACATGGCAAGCTCGATCGAGGGGGAGATCGGGACCAGCGAGTTCCTGAAAAGGATGCTCAACGTGGGTCGAGCTGTGGGGGAACACTCTGCGGGAGACTACGGATCGGGGCAGTCGGGTAGCTACCTTTCGCCGGAACAGGCCAAGGCCGAGATCGACACGCTGCGGGGCAACAAGGAATTTATGGACACTTGGGTAGATGGTCACGCAGACGGGAACGCCGAAGCGCGTGCCAAGATGGACGGACTGATGGGGATTGCCTATCCTGGCTGAATCCTGTTGATGTAGAGCCTCCCCAGGAAGCCCAGCCCCCATTGAAGCCCTCCCGCTTCGGTGGGGGTTGCGGTTTTTGGGATATGTGAAACTCTTCAGGGGCTTGCTGAGAACCCACCAGCGGAACTAGAGCGCGAGAACCATTTGGCCGCGACGTGTTCCAAGGGTCAGCGGCGCAGTTGAATGCGTCGGCCCCAACCCTCGAAGGTTGGATAAGCCACACCGGACTTATCATCAACCTTTGAGGAACTTAAAATGTCAAATCAAGCGAGCGAAGCTCATATCCAAACCTACACGGCGCGCGTGGGGCATCTGCTCCAGCAACGCGGGTCGAAGTTGATGTCGGGTGTGAGTACAGAGTCACACACAGGCAAATCAGCACAGGTCGTCCAGCAGTATGGTGCGGTGGAAGCAATGGAGATCACTGATCGCCATGCGGACACCGAGCTGACCAGCACACCCCAAACGTCCCGATGGGTTCGCCCTTCGGATTGGGGTGTTGCGGACATGGTGGACAAAGAGGATCTGATTCGGTCGATGACCGATCCCAAATCCGATTTTGCAATGGCGCAGACGATGGGTCTGGGCCGGAAGCAGGACGATCTGATCATCGACGCCATCTTCGGATCCAACTTTACGGGTGAAGATGGTGGCACTTCGGTATCGGCAACCGCAGACGGGCAGACTTCCGTTGCATCGGGCAGCGTTGGCATGACCGTGGCGAAGTTGCGCGAAGCCAAAAAGAACTTGATGGCTGCGGAATTGGATCTCGATCACGAGATGCTTTACATGGCTCTCACGGCAGAGCAGATCGACGACCTCTACACGGAAACTCAGGTCGTGTCGATCGACTACAACTCAAACAAGGTGCTTGTCGATGGTCGAGTCCAGTCCTTCATGGGCTGGAACTTCATCCATTGTGAACGCCTCACGGTAGACGGCGCGAGCGCGCGTCGTTGTCCGGGCTGGGCCAAGAGTGGTCTGGTGTTTGCTACTTGGAATGGCATCGAGACGAGTACGGATCGTCGGCCTGACAAGTGGAACAACTGGCAGGTCATGTCCAAGGGAACTTGGGGCGCGACTCGCACGGAAGGGGCCAAGACCGTCGAGGTTCTTTGCACCGAATAACTGGTAGCTGAGACAGGTGCGGTGGTCGCGCCTGTCTCTTCAACCACAGCCAACAGAGGTAGACTCCAATGGCGAATACTTTTTCTGACAACATCGCGTCGGCTCCGGGTGGTGCTTACTCCGCCAGTTACCGTCGTGACTCTTCGAAGTCGCACGCGCGTCTTCGCAAAAAGCGAATGGTGCTGACAACGGGTGCGATCATCACTGCGGGGGATACCTCAGTGATGGGGACGTTCAAGTCGGGAGATCGTCTTTATGACCTTCGCCTTTCGACGAGTGTGGGCACTACGGCGGGTAATGTGGACATTGGCCTTTACAAAGCGCCCTTTGACCACATCCCGGTTGCGGCTAATGAGATCGACGCGGATCTTTTTAGTGATGCGCTTTCGGTAATCACAACCCTGGATCGGGCGGAAGCTCTGACCCAGGATGGTGTTATCGAAGACTGGCAGCGTGGACTCACGCTCTGGGAAATGGCGGATCACGGCCCCGCTGCGACGTATGCAGTTGATCCGATGGAAGATTGGGATCTCGTTATCACGCACAATGCGACGACAAACGCGGTTCAGGTCTATCTGCTCGAAGCGGATTACGTCGCGATCGGCTGACATTTTGCCTCGGCGGTTTAGGGGCATTCAAAGGAAGCCGGGAGGGACATGCTCCCC